GGCAAAGCTGGACGTACCCAGGGCAACCCCGGCGCCCAGGCCCGCGGCCGCAGCTCCGGCCAGTCCGGAGAGCCCGGATTGGGCAGCCTGCGAAGCCGACGCCAGGCCATGCAGATCGCCGGCTAGCCCCAGCGCCGCCTGGCCAGCCTGTTCGATCTTCTCTTCCGGCACACCTAGCTTCCGGCCGATTTCAGCGCCGATGGCAACGCCAACCACAGCCGGCATCGCCCGCAGTTCATCAAACGCCTTCCCAGCTTCGCTCAGCAGATCGCCCTGACCCGGTTGTTTGAAATGCTGGTAGATGGCATCGCCGATCCCGCTGGCGATCAGCGCGGTCACGGCGACCGGTAGCGTGGCAGTCACGATGGCCGCAATCGAGCCACCGGCCAATGCGCCGCCGGCTGCACCTGCTCCAGCGCCGGCAGCCCCAGCCGCGCCAGCACCCGCTGCGCTGCCCAGCAGCCCGCCCGCGCCAAACAGAGACCCTACAGCAGCGACCACCTTGACCAGGTTCGCTACCACGGAGCCGGCGGTAGCCAACAAAAGCAAGCCCCCGCCCGCTCCCAGCGCAAACCGGGCTAGCTCTGGATGGCTCTCCAGGATCTGGGCGACGTGATCGGTCAGGTCGGCGGCTTTCTCCAGGAACGGTACGACCTCCTGAGCGACAACCCGGCCGATCCGGGTGGTTGAGTATTCCAGATCCCGTTGAGCCGCCAACCACTCCCGGCTGGTTTGCTCCGCTTCGCCAGCCTTCTGGACGTACTGGCCGGCGGCCAGCAGCATCGGGCCGGTGATGGCCGCGCCGACCCCACCGACAATTAAGGAGACCTGCTGCAGACGCTCAGCGCCTTCCCGCAACCGGGCCATGGCCCGCTGGGTTGACTCGGCTTGCTTTTCAACGCCCTTCAGCCCGTCCTTGACGCCTTCGGCGCCGGTCTTGGTTTGTTCCACGGATTCCCGATCCAGGCCGAAGCGCAGGATCGCTCTTAGAATTCGGTCCGATTGACTAGACATTTGTCGTCAGGCTCTCTTTGACTTTCGGGGCAACGGCAGCGATGGTCATCAGGTCATCCTGTAATGCCTGGTCCTGGTCCAGCAGACCACCGGCATGCGGCAGGAACTGCCAGCCGGTGGCTTCCATCAGCATCCAGGTCTCCCAGGCGGTGTCCAGGTCGTGTAGTTCCACGTCGGGTAGTTCCGCCGTGGGTTTTGGGGAGTAGAAGCGGGTCAGCCGGCGGTAGAGTTCGTCGCTGGCTGCCCTGTCGAGGCTTTTTTTTCCTCTGGGGGTTTGGGCAGCCAGTGCCCGTTCAGCGCGTAGCAGGCATTTTCCCAGGCGGAGGCAAACGGCTCTGGCAGGCTGAGGAAGTCGTCGAACGATAGGGGCCAGCTCAGCGGCTGCCATTCCTCCTGTATTCGACGTGAAATACGCCCGCTGACGGTGGCTGCCACCAGGTCGGGGTAGGTGAACAGCCGGAGGATCTGCAGGTCCGGGTCTGGCTCTTCCCGCCAACCGGATCCCTCTTTCAGCCGGCTGCGTTTCATCCCCATCCGAACGTCCGCCCGGCGGAGGAGGAGATCCGCCTGGATCTCCTCGTCTTCGTACTGGATACGACGCTCAGGTTGCGCCATGTTAGTTCGTCTCGTAGAACACGACGATCCGGGCGCCACTGGCCGGCGCGGACACGAAGGTAATCGCGCTGGTGGTGACGGTGTAATGCGTCGTGAGTGTCTTGAGCACGCCACTGACCCAGACCACGATCTTAGCGGTGTCGGCGGCTGCAAAGCCAGTCGGGAAGCTGAAGACCGTGGTGCTGTTGTCACCCAACGCAGAAACGATCTTGGGCTTGTACTGGCTGATACCCCGGAACCCTTGCGTGCGGCTCACGCCCTCGGTGCCACTGGCAAACGCCGTTTCCCACAAGTGAGCTGCGACGATCTGCGGCCGCAGGGTATAGGACCGCTCCTGGGGACTGTCGTTCCAGGTGTTTTCCCGTGGGTACAGGAAGCACTTGGGGAAGATGCGGAACTCCCAGCGCCGTGCGCCATCCGAGCTACCACCGGAAGCATCCAATGCCTGGCGGTAGATCATCATGCCGACCTGGACTTCACTGCCGGCCAGGTTGCTGTTCCCGATGGCCAGGAGCTTGGCTTCCCCTACGGTGAACGATGTCTTGCCGGTCAGCAAGGCGTCGACCGAGTCGTTGGTCTTCGCGACGGTGATTTCACCGGTCATGGCCTCGGTTGCCGGCAGTTGATCCAACTGCAACACATTGTCATCCCCGGTGTGGGTGATCTGGCGCGGCTCCGGGTCGTTGATGGTCATCACTTTGGCGCCTTCGAGTTGCACACCGGCATAGAAGCTGGTGCTACTCGCGTTGGGCGAGCCGGTGCTGTTCAAGGCAAACAGTTGGACGTTGCGCACGCCCACGCCGGTTCGTACTACAGCAGGTGCTGACATAGTTACTCCTTTTCAGGCAGCGCGTAGGCGCGGGCCTGCTTGGGTTGAGATTGAGAAGCCGGAGCCGGTACAGGCGCCGGGCCACAGTAGACCCCGCGCCCGCCCCAGCATGCGCAGCGGGCGATCACCGCCCCGTCGACGCTGGGATGTGGCTCCAACGGGATAGATGCCCCGCAGTTGGGGCAGGGGATGGTAAAACTATTCATTGCTGGCATAGGTACGCCCGATCTGCTCCGTGACCTGGAGCTTGAATTCGATGCCCTTATAGAGTTCGCCGCCATACTCCAGGACAATTTCGCCACTGTCGCCGACGAAAACCGCTTCGACCACGCCGATCAGACCCTGGAGCGATGGCCGGGCCGAGAACGTGTCTCGTACCCGGGCAAACCATACTTCGGTATCCGCTTCCGGGTCACCCGGCGCACCGGAGTTGATCGGCCGGATGAACAGGCGCATCAGGTACAGCCGCGTCTCCAGCCCGTTGTTTTCGCCCTGGCTCTCCCAGTCGTGTTGGGCCGGGCCTACGTAGTTGAGGAAGGCCGGCAGGTTGGCCGAGGCCAGGCCGTTCGGTCTCCGTGGGTAGGCTTTCTTCACCCCGGTGATGGCGCCTTGAATCGTGGCGAGCTGGGCTTTGACCGTCGCGACGGACACGCTACACCAGCCTCTGAGGGATGAGATTCAAGAGCAGCCGGATATGCCAGGGCATCTGTTTGGCCAGGATCACCGCGCCGGACTCCACGTTGCCCAGCACATCGAAGTCGGACGCTGCGTCCTTCTTTTTATACATGTACTTGGCCCACTCTTTGACCACCTGCACGACAGCAGGCCCGGCGGTCACACTGTAGGCCCAGCGGCCGGTGATGGCGATAGCATTCTCGGGCGTGCTGCTGTACGTCCAGACGATGCCACTGTCCAACTTGAGCTTGATCGCCCAGTAGGGGGTGTCGTTCCGTGGCTCAGTCACGTACTGCGAGCTGGTGACCGTGGTACCGTCGCCGTTGGTGATCGATGTGATCTGGCACAGATCCTGATCGAGGTACAGCGTCTGGGCATAGCTGTCGCCATCGTCTTTACCCACGTCGCGTACGGCGTCGAAGCGGCGCGTGCTATCAGCAGCCGCTTCAAACGTCCGGCCGCGGTCCAGGTCAATGGCCCCTTGCGCTGCATCCAGGAACGCCTGCAGCAGCGTATCGTCATCCGTGTTGGATGAGTCGATCTTGAGGTACGCCTTCAGGTCAGCCAGGGAGCAGTAGGCCATGGGAATCCTACGCTACGATCTCGTCGACGCTGGTCAGGTCGACATCGGCGGCCGGCAGGTAGCGCGGCTCGCCCAGGGCGATGACCGCCAGGACGGTGGCAGCGACGGCCACGGTCAGGGAGCCCTTCACGAATTGCTTCCCGTCGGTCAGTTCATCGTTCTTGATCTCGACAACCACCTGTTTGTTGTCATCGGTGCTGGCCTGGGTCAGTTGGGTGACCGACTTGCCGGTGATGTCCGAGTAGGTGCCACCCGACGTGGCCGCTTCCCGCAGTTTGAAGTCGACCGTGCTGTTGGTCGTCATAGCGCCCAGAATCAAGATGAAGATCACCCGGCTGAACTTGCTCATGTCGACCGCGTCGGTCAGAACCGTGCCGGCGCCTTGAGAAACCGGATCGATGGTAGCGACTACGGCAAGCCGTTCGCTAAGTTGCGCACTGTACATAATAAGGTTCTCCTTTGCTTGGGCCTGGTCTCTGGCCAGGCCCTGAATATTCGTCGTGAAATACTGGGGTAGGGTTTAGTTGAGTTGGACGAACGGGCTGACCGTGGTGGCGCCATCGGCCAGGGTGATGGTCGATTTCACCCAGGGGCGGCCTTCCGTGCGGGTGTCTACCCGCCAGGTGTTCTGGAGCTGGGTGAAGCGGAAGTGCTCGCTCATGGCGATCTCGATCTGCTTGCGGTCCCCGATCACGTAGTAGCTCAGGTCCACCAGGTTGACATCACCGGCAGTACCGAGCGCGGGGACTTTCTCGGAGAAGGTGAACGGCAGGCCCAGCAGCGTACCCGCGATCTTGTCGCGCAGGTTGGGCATGAAGGTCACGCCGTTTGAACTGTCGGCGGCCAGGGTGACCAGCTTGGGCAGCACGGTCTGGGAGAAGATCCAGAGCGCCTTGCCCCAACTGCTTTGGGGCAGCCGGCTGAGCATGCCGGCGGCGTCGGCGATCTTGAAGTCATTGGAGGTGTTCCGGGTCACCTGGATCAGGGCTGGCGAGTTGAAGAAGCCCTGCGGTTTCTTGACGCCGTTGCCCCGGATAAAGGCGTAGTCACGGGTCCACCCGACCGACCGGCCGAAGAGCCGCTTCAAGAGAGCTTCGAGGCCGGCGGCGGAATCGGCCTGGATCTGGTTGCTGGCCACGGTGAACCCGCCCAGGCTGTGGCAGATCAGGTCCATCATCTCGAAAGTCGGCGTAGTCTCCGTCAACGCCGTATTTTCCTCGGTCCAGTTCATTACCACGCCACCGAAGAAGCCGGACACACCGGCGCTGCCACCGGTCTGCTTGAGGACCGGGATCTGCGTCTGGTTTGTGCTCATCGGGTGCTTGTAGGCCCGCGGATAAACGATTTCCTCTTCCGCCGCGATCTCGAAGATCTCATTGGAATACTCGGTCGGCGTGAGATAACCGCCGCTGGCGCCCGAGTCTTCGGACAGGGTTTTGGTGCTGCCGTAGTGCTCTGCCAGACGAACCGCGTCGTTGCGCTTGATGGCGATCAGGAAGTCCGCGAACGATTTCACGCCCTTGTCGGCCTTCCCGCCGTCCACGGTGACCAGGCCGGCCGACTTGACCGCCGGGTCGGTTTCAAAGCGTTGCAAAATGGCCGTGATGGTGCCGAGTTGCGTCTTCATCGCGGCGAGTTCATTGGGATCCATAGTGGAGTTCTCCTTTGGGGATTGAGATGGGGATTGAGATGGGGTTGTTACAACGGAGATCGCCGGGGTAGTTTTCGCCGCGACCGCCGGGGCATCGCCTGCCCCCTGTGGGTTCGCCTGTGGCTGGAGTTCGGCGATATACGACTTCAACGCTACAGCCTGGATACGGGGCTCGGCCGGCGTTGGGGTCAAACTAGCGTCAAGGCCCAGGGGCCAACGAACAATCTGGTGAGCATTGCCCACCGCTTTGCGCTCCACCAGGTGGGGAGCAGTACCGGAGGACCAGGCTTGTTTGCCGGCCTCGGTCATGGCATAAATGGTCCGCTCGTATTCGTCCCGTAGGGCAAGCTGGGTCTCGGTCCAAATGCCGATGTCATCCTTGGTCAACGTGGCGTTGGCGAGCTTGCGAGTTTTGAGGACCGGATCGAGACCGTGCTGGTAGTAGACGCTGCACTTCACGGGGCCGGCTTCCCAGTCGACATCGAAGTCGGTGTCGGGGGTGAAGAAGTCTCGCATGGGCGAAGCGTCGGTTTGGTCAGCGGAGCCAAACAGCACCAGGTAGCCGCCGACCTTCCCGTTGCCCAGCGCCTTGATCGAACCGCCGAAGCTGATCAGCGTGTCTTCGGTCGGAGGCAAGCTCTTCACCACGGACCAGGTAGGCTCAACCTGCTGCCACTGCTCCCGATCCGCCAGTTGCACGCCGTCGTTCGTGATGGTGTAGTCGACCCGGTAGTGGGCCAGGCCCAGGCGGACAATGGCGTAGCTGTCGTAGATGGCTACGGCGTCCAGGGAGGGGCAGGGATCGCTCTCGGATCCATACCGTCTTTGGTCGGCCATCATCTGGTCACAGTAGCGCCAGATGGCCTGGCGAACGGCGTCCACCTGGTCATCCAGGGACATGGATTTGATAGATTTCACAGCAATGAACATGATTACTCACCTCGGTTCCAGGCATCGACCACTTGGTCCACGGCCTGGTCAAATAGGATATCGACTTCCGGCTCGGCTTCGTCCAGGCCCTGGTCTATGGTTTTCCAGCCGACAGCCTTCATGTACTCACTCTGGTTGTCGCCCTGTACGACCTCGAAGTAGGAGCTGTTGTTGCCCAGCAGCCCGGTGATGGCCTCGGGGCCGGCTTCCACCTGCGTAGCCCACGCCTGGCCCAAGGCTTCGCTGCGTGGGTCCATCCCGCGCACGTAGGGCACGCGGATGCGGCCGTCCCGCAGGGCAGCGAAGAAGAAGCGCCGCTGCTTGTCGCTCTTGAACGGCTGGCCGTACACGGATCGCCGGCTGGGTCGTTTGACCGGCGGATACTCAGCGACGATCCCGCGCACCAGCTCCAGGCTTTGGGCCATGGCCCCGCCCAGAATTGGCAGAGCGGTTTCCGGAATCTCTTCCAGGGCCTGCGCTAGTTCATCGAAGCCGGAGAGTTCGATCACGCGGGTCATAGCTTCTGTCCTAGCATCGGTCCGGCGCTGACCACTACGCCATGCAGTGCCCGGCAGCCTTCGACTTCACCGGTACCCCAAGGCACGACAATTCTAGCCTTGCAAACCGTATCATCCCGGTCGGTAACCCACACAATGTACCAGACTCCATCCTTCCGCCTGGCTACGGTGTCACACCGGCATTTGACGTGGGCCGGTGGCTCAAAAACCGGCGTAGGCAGCCCGGCCGCGGCATATACGACTTTGCGCCCGCCGGCTGTAGCCCGCGTGGTTTCGGTGATAGAGATCAGTTCAGCCCGGTATTCGTTTACATCCAGCACCTGCTGCAGTCGCTCGCTCAACTGGCTCCGGTTGGCGCCGGGGGTCTCGATCCAGTTGGCGACGATCTCCCCAGTCACCCGCTGGTTCGTCGTGCCCAGGAGATCCAGCAGATCGTCGGTGTGCTGGCGAGCCCAGGCAGCCGCCTGCGCATGAGCCAGGGTCGGATCGACCGCGATCCCGAGCTGTAGTAAATGGACTGTTGCAGCGTTGGCGCCGGCGATAGCCAGGCCCTCCATGTGAGGCAGCAGCACAGCCTTCAGTCGATCCCGCTCATTCGCCCAGAAGTCAGCCGACAGCATCGCTCTCCTTCATGGCGGCCACAATGCGCTTCCGCAGTTCGACGAAGTAGGCCAGGATGTCAGCAGCCAGGGCGGTTTCCATGTCAGCCATAGGATTCCCAGCTTTCAGAGCGAAAGGGGGCTGCAAAGGCAGCCTTGACCTCCTCTGCTGTGTGAGCCGTGGCGAGCCGGCCGGCGATAGCCTGGGATTCGTCATCCTGGATGTAATCGCTCTCGAAGCCCACGGCCGGCGACTTGCCCCGGCCTAGCGCCTTGATTGCTTTCCGCTGCCACTTATCGAGGTCTAGCGCCTTGGCCATGGCTTCGGTGTCTGGTGGGTTGTCCTTCGGAGTTGGCGGGTTGCTGGCCTGGCTGCGCTGGCCGGCCAGCAGGCTGGCGAGATCCGGCGCGGGCTTCTGTAGTTCGTCGCCGCCGTCGATCGGGTCGTAGTCGATCAGCTCGCGGCCTTCGTTGACGGTCAGGATTGGCCGGCCTACGAGCTGGGCCACGCCCTGAGCCTTGGTCAACTCCGCTTGCTGGAAGATCTCGAGTTTTTTCGGCTGGAATTCCAGGGTGAGACCCAGCGGCTCTAAATATTGTTCGTTCAGCGGTTCGGCAATGACGGTCTCACACTCGGGAACCACCGTTTTGGTGTGGAAGTGGATGTCGTCCTGATAGGCCGTGGCGAAGTTCGCCGCGTCCGAAAATAGCAGGCTGTGCGGAATGCCGAACGAGGTAGCCACGTCTTCCCGCTTCTGGGTTGTCAGTTCGACAGCCGTCGCATCGCGCGGGGTGCTGCCGATCACCACCGGCTTAATGTCGCCTCTGACCGCAAACACCTCCCAGGCTTTCTGGACGCCGGCCAGCATGCGCCTCCACCAGGCTTCCAGTTTTTCCAGCTCCCCCTTCTGCGGGTTGCCGTCGACCTGTAGCAGGGTAGCCTGAATGAGGCCCCGTTTGAAGAACGCTTCCATAGTCACGTCGAGATTCGAGAGCACGCCGGCCGCGGCCAGCGCAACGACGCCGCAGGGTGTGCCCGGCCCGAGATCCGCAGTCAGGCTTGGCGTCCAGAAGTAGATCATCTCCGAAGGCTGGAACAACCTGGGGTTCTCTTCGTTGGGCAACTTGCGCTCGAAGCCAGACACGCCGCCCGCGTTGAACTTGGGCTTGACGGTCGTTGGCACGATCCAGCGCAGGCTTTCGTTCATGCCGTAGCGGTTGGTCTCGCGGACCCAGTACGCCGCGCCGTAGATGCACAAGGCCGCCTCGGTCCGGTACAGGTTGCGCCGCAGCGTACGCACCAGGCTGGCCAGGGCTGGATCGTCGGTGACATCCGTCGATTTCCGCATCAGCGCGAAAGGCATGGACGCCACGGCTTTGGCTCGGATGTCCACGGCGCGGAAGAACCACGGCACCCCATCAAACGCCTGGACGGTGCTGATGTCGCCCCGCTTGCCGGCGGGCTTGGCGCCGTTCACGACCGTGAAGATCTGGTCATCGTTCAACGCCGATAGGGGCATGGATTTCACGCTGGCGCCATCGAAGAAAAAGCTCTTGGTATGCACTAGGATTCACCCCACAACAGCAGCGGGCCATTGTTGCTGCTGCTCTCTGCAACGAATGCGTAGTTGGAGGCGTGGGCGAAGTGGTCAGCCGCGCTGCCTTCGACATATTTAGCGAGCAAATTGCCCTGGTTGTCTTTCTCTGTGACTCGGATCGGAGCCATCATATGTTCTGCAAACTCCGGTAGGTGGAGCACCTCCCGCGGGTACTCGATTCTGCGCTCTCGCACGCGGGCAAACATGGCGTCCAGGGTCAGGGTGCGGTGGGCCGAAACGGTGGACTCCTTCGCATCCCACACCACCGGCTCCAGGTGCCGCCAGGTGGCGATATTGGGGTACGAGCACAACCACACCCGGCCAAGATGCCGGTTGGCGAAGGACCGGGCGCTGTGCCCTTCCGGGGCGGCGTCGATCACGCAGGTCGTTACGTCGTATTCAGCCATCAACCGGTCTAGATCCTCGAAGTGGTGTACCGCGCCCAGGTAGGCAACTCGGGTCTTGCCGTTGTCCGCCGGGGAGGGGGCGGTGATCTGGACGTGCAGCCGGGCGCCGACATCCACACCCATCCAGCAGCCCTGGGGCTGCCATTCGTCTAGCGAGTAGTCGGCGCTGCAGGCGGCGATCTCCGCCCGCGAAAGCTGGCCGCCTTCCGGGGCGTGGGCCAGGCCGAGATCTTGGTTGTAAAACTCCTGGATCACGCTCGGGTCGGTGACCTCGCGG